CCATCGTTCTCGATCCAGTTCGGAACCCTGCTCTTCAGAGTTGTGTATGCTTCGGTCAGAATGTCGGCCGGATCCGAAGCAATCGGGTAATCAATGTATCCGCTCACGAGCCTCCCTTCTGAACAATCGAGACGCCGATGTTGATATGATCGACGAGTTGATCTACCTTATCAGGATTCTCCTCGACCACTAGCAGAGCGCGCGGCTCCTGGTTCGCGATCCAGTTACTGATGTCCTCAGACCCGAGCGGCTGCCGACGCATAGTGACATCAGGGATCCCGAATGTCGGGACTTCAGCCCTCCAGCCGAGATGCGTGGAAACAATCGCTGTCACGCAGTTCGCGATGTCGTCGATTGTGTCTTGTTCAACGCAGATCGCGCCGACCGACCCGAGCCTGAACGGCAGATCGAAATGCGGCACGCCGAGAATAGCCTTGTTGATAATCGGGATGCCGCCAACTGTCTTCTCTCCGCAAAGGAACGTACCAACGAGCGGCGGTGGTGCAAACGATCCGTTCAAGACCTATTCTCCTTTCTCTGTCTGCGCTGCGAGTTCAAGTTCGAATGTCTCAGCGTACCGTTGAAGACCGTCGATCCCGAACACCACAGTTGGCTGCTCGGAAACAGCCTCACGGACTACCTTGCCTTCGTCATCAACTTCCTGTAGAACAGAGACGACGAGAAACTTGTACGGGCGGAACATCAGTTCGGCACCCGTAGCATTCGGTAGCCAGCCCCGCCCGAGTCAGCCGCACCGACCTGTACAAGCTGCGAGGTTCCACCCAACCCGCCGATCACGAGATTGCCGTCAGTCTTGAGCACGCCCGCCGCCGAGCGATACATGTTCGTGTCTGGTGCGATTGCGCCGCCTGGCCCCCACAGAATCTTTCCTGTGTTATCTAGTTGCCAAACCGTCTGAGCATCGGTCGCGAGCTTGTACACATTGATTGGATAATCTTGGGAACTAGGGACGAGATAGATCGCGCCGCCCCATCCGTTCGATCCCGGTTGGAGAAAGAGTGATCCGTCGCTTTTCAAAACCCCAACGGCGGCGCGGTAGAGGTTCGTGTCGGGCACGGTCGCGCCGCCTGGCCCCCAACGCATGAGCCCGTTCATGTCGATATCGAAGCGATCCTTAGCCTCGGTACCTACGTAGGCCACGAACGCGAACGCATCGGCCTCGTTAGCCGGGTTCGCGGCGAGCCCGCCCGCCGCGACCAGCATCCCGTCCGTTTGAAGTGCTCCCGCCCAGGCGCGGTAGAGGTTCGTGTCGGCCGCTCCACCACCGGGCGGCCACCAATTGATTTTCTGGCCCTGCATCAGATCGAACTCAGTTGTCATGAAACCGAACTGGTCAGAGTTGTCAGCGCCGATGCCGAAGCGCATACCTGGTTTTGCTGTTGGTGCAGTTCCAAGTTGGGTGTAGATGAACCAGTCGCCAGCGCCACCATCTCCCTTGGACACGAACTGAATGCCGCAACCTCCCGAAGCGGTCGGCGACCTCATGTAGATCCAGGGATAGTTCCCCTTCAACCCGAGTGAGATCGTGCTGCCTGTCGCTCCAATCGGGTAGAGAGAGTTGACGTTGAACGAGTCCGACGACGCGGCATCGGCTATCATTGTCAGTTCTCCGACCGCAGTACGCTTGAGAACTACATCCGGCGCGGCGGCTGATGGCCCCCAATGGATATCGCCCGGAGCAAAGAAGTTTGAACCGGCGTCGAGGCCGACGTAGCCATTGGGCAAGCCTTTCTCGTCGCGCGTCTGTAGTTTCGTCAGGTTGACGGAGTTGACAGGAGTGACGCCGTCTACCCAAACAGGATCAGCCATATCTCATTCCTCCTTTCATTGCACTTCTAGCGGCAGAAGTGTCCAGCCCATCAGTTGCATCGACCCGCCAGCGCCGTTCGTCTGCGCAGCTAGCCCGACCGCCTGCCCGGCCCCGATCCCGTTGACCCTCGTTGGCTGCACCGAGAGAGACATGGTGTATCCGCCAGCGGTGGGAAAGCCCGTGTCGGCGTAGACCGGAATATTCGTCACCGAGTTGATGTAGATTCCGAGGTAGACGGATACACCGCCCGCCGAATGAGATGCGACTCCTACCCCCGCGACCATATAGTTGCCGGTGCGCGGCGCGACGAGAGCGGCGGCAACGACGCTCTGCCAGGTGTTGACACCGCTGAGCGAGATCGCGCCAGGCGAGCTGCCGATCAGCGGTGTTCCGCCGATGAACCCCCACTTGAAGGCACTGCTCGATCCGGCGTTGTAGCGGAGCCGCCAGTGCCAGGTCGGCGCTGTCACGCTGTCTACAAGGATCGCTTCTTGCCCGTTGTATGGTGAAGCTGGAAGCGTCGTCCCGTACGGGATGTTCGCAACGTCTACCGGAGTGATTCCAGACCAGACCGCTGCGCCGCCGACGCCCTTGACCCACTGCCCGTTGACGACAGGGAAGGGGGCTCCGCTGATCTGGTGCCAGGCAGTCGCAGCCCCGTCGTACTGATACATGATTCTAGCTCCATTGCTTTGAGCATTCTCGGCGAACCATATATCACCATCGACCGGATTGACCGGAAACCCATCAGTGTACGGACTATAGGTGATCGTCGGGTTGCGAACAGCTGGCCACCAAGTAATCATCCAAGGCTCGTTCTGGTTGTCGAAGATGACTAGCACTGAATCCTCGACCTGCGGCAAAGACATGTTGTCCCGAGCCTGCCATTTGACATTGTGGAAGACTATGTCAGGATTGACGTCCGGGAGAAGAACCGACATCTGAGCCGAGAAGTTGAGTGGAGGCGTATGAATGATCCCTTTGTAGATCTGCCCGAGAGCTACGTCAGCCGGACGAATGTCTTGATAGATGTCACTCATGCCGGTAGGTAGCTCCTCATCGCTATGACCGATTCTGCGTTGATCGGGTACTCGATCACACCTTGTTCGGATCCGCAAGATGCTACCATTCCTCCGCCAAGGTAAACGGTGACATGTCCTGGGAAGGCAACGGTTCCGTGATAGAAGATGAGGTCACCAGGTCTCGGAGTCAAGACAGGCAATCCGTGAGCTACGAGAGTTCCTGTGTTACCGCCTCCATCGTAGTTCTCATCATTCGGATCGGCGCAACCGGCTTCCTTATAACATAGAGTCGCGAACGCCGAACAGTCGAGCGCTGCATGAGCTTGCGCGCTCCAAAGAGTGTTCGGGATCGGTCTCGCTGGCCCTGGCCCTGCGCCTCCTTCCTCATGCGGATAATGATAATGCCAAGTCTTGTTGACCTGAATAGCCTTCATGGCGACCGATACGACAGAAGCTCGATCTCCCTTGTTCATCGTAGGATCGCCACCGAATGCAGCCTGGTTGGTTCCGGTATACGAACCTGCCGCAGACGCTGGTGCTCCGGCAGAGCTAGCCCATGTTGGAGGCTTGGCGCTCTCGGTAGTCGGCTCCGGTAGCTTCGGCTGTGGCTTTGTCAGAGCGATGTCTGCGTTGTCGCTGAAGAGACTTCTGGTGAACGTATTGACGAGCCAGCGACCGTCGAGAGGCCCCATGTCTTCCAGGACAATCAGAGATCCCGGAGGCGCGAGCCATAGACCGACCTGACACGGCATGTCTACAGTAGCTCCCTGCCGGCCAACATCGTAGTCGAATCCGATCCCCATGACACCGGGAGTCTCCTCATTGACTGTGGCTATCGGTTGAGTTTTGAAGAGATCGTCGTCTGTCATGAAGTAGAAGACGCCACCAATGAAGAACGCGCGCCAGCCTACCTCATCCGCGAGCCTCTTGATACAAGTCCAGTTGTCTTCGCGCTTCCACCAACCCTTGTTGCGAGTCGGCGGTATGCCACGATAGTAGTAGTACGATCCATCTAATCCAGGACTCGTAGAAGTGAAGCCCATAGCGTTTGCGGCAGCTGCGCTGCCTTCGGTGGTCGAATCCGGGCCACCAGCTGCGCCGCCGGTCGGAGCGTTACCCTCGTCACCTGGCGGGATCCCGAATGCGCTAACGATACGCTCCGCTTCCCATCTCCATTGTCCGTAGAGAGTTGGGTGACCGGAGTTCTGAACCGTCTGGCAGAGATCGTTGAATGAGAGACCAGGCTGACTTGCGTCATCCTTGATACATCTCTCCAAGAACATACGGGATGACGTCGCTGGATCGGTACGGTCGGCGTAGCTGCCCCAGTATTGATCAATCTGCTGGAAGAGTCCGGCGCTGGTTCCGTCGCCGCCCGCGAGGTTCTGGATATCGCTTTCCTGGATCGCTGTCATGATCGCGCATACCATAACCTTCCGACGCGCATTCATATTCGAAGCGACAGTCAGGATCGTGTTCGCGTTCGCGATCTGAGATTTAGTAGCTCGGACGTTCTTGACCAGAAGAGCTTGAGTCCGCGTTACCGTGTATGTCTTATCTGTCGCTCCCTTCCCTGGGCCAATGCTCGGAGCGTTGGTCTTGTTTTTGTTGAAGTCGGACGGGATCCCGCTCGATGACGCGAGAGAGGTAGCTGTGTACTGCGAAGCAACGTCGGTGCCCTTCGCGATCCTCTGAATCTGATGAAGATGCGGGATCACTACCGGGATGTCCACTTCTTTGACTTCGCGAATCAGATTGAGGATGAACTCGGCTCGCGTCACTTTGTCACGGCTCGCCCATTTGACCCACTTCTTCGCGTTCTCAATCGTGTAGTTGGTCGTATCGGGCTTCGGGTAGGAGCGCAGCAGAGAGATCTCGCGCTGCTCGAAAGTCAACTGAAGTTCGTCGTCATTCGCGTTCTTGGAACAGGAGACGAGACGGAACCACAACCCGTCAATCTGGATGTCGAGCTTCGCGTTGAGCGCCCAAGATCGAAGGATCGCACGGTCGTAGTCATTCAGAGTTACATCAACCGTACTCGCGCCGTCGATCCCCCGGTTTACCTGAACATCGATCACTCTGTCGGTTGTATCAAAGAGGATCTGACTTTTGAGGTAGACAACGAGCTTCCCGAGATCGAGATCATTTCCCATCATCTCGCGTTGGATCTGATTCGGGTCGAGCTTCGACAGCTCCATCTTCTGGACAGCGGTAACAGCTTTGGACTTAGGAGCCACTACGGTATCCTCACAGGAGTCTTAGGCTTGATGTTATTCGGATCACGGATACTTTTATTGGCAGCCGCGATCTCCTTCCACCGACTCGGACTCCCGTACATAGCTTGAGAGATCGACTTGAGTGTATCCCCTTTTTGGGTGATGTAATGATTCGGTAGCGAGTTCGTAATCGTGATCTGCAGACGCTGCTCTTCCTGGTACTGCATCAAATGAACGGTAGCGTCCTGGCGTAGACGATAGAACTCGCCCTGCTTCTGTGATCCTTTTCCTGCGTCGGCCCAAAAGACGTTCGTGCCCCAGTCGATGCTGAGTATGATCCAGGTCGCGCCGTTGACAGGAAGCGCACCATCAATCTTGATAGTAGGTGGCGGGCTGAAGTCGTACCCTCTGGCCATCTCTTGCATGACGCGGATCGAGTGCTCGACGCTGACGCCGTACCGCCAACCATCAAAGAGGATCGGCACATCCATCGAGTACGGATCTCGACCAGTCCATTGGGTCAGACTCGTCCGGCGCGGACGCTGCACCGTACTCCATCCACCCTCGCCTCCAACGATGCTAGGAGGATTGTCTCCACGAAGAACTTTGACTGTCTGTCCTTTGCTAGACTTGAAGGTGTAGAAGTATCTATCAGGGACTCTTGTTGGCAGGTTCATTGATTTATCAACCTCGTTCCGCTGCGAGCAATCGCCTTCTGTCGGTGCTTCGCACTGTTGGCAGCGATCTCTTTCCCGTCGAGATGTACATGAATATGTTGTTCGATCTTGACAGGCTTAGCCGAAGCTGCTGCGTTGAACGGACTGATCTGCGCCTGGGGTGTAGTGATCGCTCCGCCGCCTGATACATCCGGCCTCCCGACACCCTTTTGGTTCCAGGCGGCAGACGCCACTCCACCTACCGCGCTAGCAACTCCCTTGACCGCTCCGACGATCCAGGTAGCTCCGGGAATCTTCTTCCACAGACCGAGCAGCTCCTTGATTTTCGCGATGGCTTTGTCAGCCCATCTGATCATCGGTTGGAACCATCCAGTGATTGATTTTATCATATCGTTGATGTTGTTCCAAGCAGTAGTGAATGGCCCTGTCACCATAATGTTCCAGATGTCCTGCAGCCAACGGAAGAGTGGCTTGAGCGTATTGTTCCACATATCCGTCAGCAACTTGTTCAGTGAGTGCCAGTGATCGTAGACGAGTCGAGCGGTCACCAGCATAATGGAAAGCATCGGAGCGATGAGAATAAGAATCGCTGCGACGAGCTTCCAATGTTGCCAGATCCATGTAAAGGTGGAGTTGACAAGATCGTGGAACCACTTCCACTTGAAGTAGAGGATCACTAGACCGGCGGTGAGGAGAATGACCGCAGCGATGATCCAAACAATCGGCCCTCCCTCGATAAACGCGGTCAACATTGCTGCGCCTGCCGCGCGGATCGCCGGAATCAGCTGTGTCCGTATCGCAATGCCTAGCTTACGAACCATCTTTTCCATTCCTGTCAGAGCCACGAACGCTCCAGCACCTTGCTTTATCCAGATCCTCCCCATGAAGATGCCCCAGATCCTCGTCACATTTGTAGCGAGAACTGTGTAGTAGATGTAGAGCCTCTGCGCGACTGTCATCTGATACAGTGATCTCTCCTCCATCGTCGTCCAAAAAACTTTCCATTCAGCGGCTAGACTGCTAGCTCTCGTCAAGATTGCGTCTGCCGTCCACAATCCAGCCAGAGTCATAAGTATTGGAACGAGGAGCAACGAATGCTTCGATATCTCCTTGATTGCCCAGAGGAGGGGCCTGAGAGCATTGAACCAGATATTCGCGGCAGACACCAAGATGGCTAAGGTCGGCAAAAGACCATTCTTGATGATCAACCACAACGTCTTGATTTCCTTGATGATGTTCTGGATGAGTGTTAGGAACGGTGCAGCCCAAGGCCAGCTCGTCTGAACGGCTCCGAATACCTGAGCGAGACTGATCCTGCCCTTTTGTCTGAGTATGATCTTGCTGATCCCGTCGAACATGTTATTGATGTTCTGGAGGATCCCGTTCTTGCCTGTCACTCCTGCGAATCCGCCAAACGTTAGCGCGCCCATCGTCTGAGAGATGTTATCCTTGAGAGTGGTCAGCTCACCCTGTAGAGACTGCGCCTGACGTTTCGCTGCGTTCATGTAAGCGGGGGTCGTCTCGATGTACTTGTTGATCGCATCGAGTACTGTCTGAGCCGGGATCCCGAGCTTCGAGATATTGTGAAGCTGATCTCCTGTCAGCCCCATCTCCTTTGACAGAGCCGCGAAGATCGGAATGCCGTCACGAGCTAGCTGGTTCACTGTGAACCCGGTCAGCCGTCCCTGGTACGCCATATGCTGGAGAGCGACAGAGACGCGGTTCAAGTTCGCCGGACTCGTTCTGCCTGTCGCAGCGAGAGCATCGGTCATTGACTGGAGTGTAGTGTTCACGGTTGCAACCGAGATCCCGAGCGGCTGCATCGCCAGATACATCGAGCGGAACGCGACAGTCATATCTTGGAACCGAAACGGACTGTACTTGGAGATATTGAACAACTTCTCCAGTTCGCCTCGAACGGCACCCATGTTAGCCATGACCGGCTTCAGAGCAATGCTAGCACTCTGCATTGTCTGATTGAAACTGACGCCCCATTTGAGGGCTTCGACTCCCGCCCCAACAAGGGCAAGAGTTCCAAAGTAAGCCATGCGGCGCATCATGTAGATCGCCTGCGTCATCAGGGCTGAACGCTTCGAAGCTACCTCGGCGGTTGCGCCGTACTCCTTTACCCGTTCGTTCAGACCAGTGATTGCATCCTTGGTCGCGACGATTCCGGCGATAGCCTGGCGTTGCCCGGATAGTACGATCCGAAGTGTAGCCGATGACATACCGCCTAGAGCCATCTACTTCGTCGCCTCCGCGAGCTTACTGATGACCTTGTTTGATAGGTCATCGTTGAGAAGGAGGTACAGCTTTTGAACTTCAGACGCGATGGCTGACATTTGCGCCCGCTTCTCGGGATCGGTTGTCTCCAGGAACATCCAAGGATCCTGTCCGGAGAAAGCGACTTGGGCTGCGGCCTTGATCTCATCTGGAACTCCTACAGAACTTCCCCCAA